AGAAACGGACAAACATCTTCTGGGCTCTATAGCTTGTTCATTCCTATGGAATGGAACTACGAAGGATTCATCGATACTAATGGACTACCTGTCTTCGTTGGAGGCAAAACTCCAATCAAAGGAGTTGATGGCTATGAAATTACAACGGGAGTTATCGAGCACTGGGAAAACGAAGTTGACGGTTTAAGAGAAGATCCTGATGGTTTAAATGAATACTATAGACAGTTTCCAAGAACTGAAGCACATGCTTTCAGAGATGAAACAAAAGATAGTTTATTTAACTTAACTAAAATATACGAACAAATTGATTTTAATGCTGAGCTTAATAATTCAGCAGCTGTTACAACAGGTAGCTTTCAATGGGAAAATGGTATTAAAGATACTAGAGTTATATTTACACCAAATAGATCAGGTAGGTTCCAGATAAGCTGGGTGCCACCTAAAAGTCTTCAAAATCGAGTGATAATAAAGAATGGAGTTAAATACCCTGGAAATGAACACACTGGAGCATTTGGTTTAGATAGTTACGATATATCAGGAACAGTTGATGGCAAAGGTTCTAATGGAGCTTTACATGGACTTACAAAGTTTTCAATGGAAGACGTACCGCCAAATCATTTCTTTTTAGAATATATATCAAGGCCACAAACAGCTGAGATATTTTTTGAAGATGTATTAATGGCTATGGTATTTTATGGCATGCCTATACTTGCTGAAAATAACAAACCTAGGTTTTTATACTATTTAAAACGAAGAGGTTACAGAGGTTATTCTATGAATCGTCCTGATAAAATTTGGAATAAACTATCAACCACTGAAAAAGAAATAGGTGGAATACCTAACACAAGCGAAGATATTAAGCAAGCACACGCTGCTGCTATAGAATCTTATATAGAAAACTATGTAGGATTAAAAGAAGACGGTTACGGTGATATGTACCATCAAAAGACATTAGAAGATTGGTCTAAGTTCAATATTAACAATAGAACAAAGCACGATGCTTCGATAAGCTCAGGTTTAGCTATTATGGCTTGTAATAAAAATAGGTATACACCTGTTAACAAAAGACAAACAAAAACTGTAGCTTTAGGTATTAAAAGATATGATAACACGGGTTATAATTCAAAAATAAAATAGATGATAAATACTAATTACAATAGTTCTTTTCCGGATCAGGTTGTGCCAGATGTTGAAAAAGCTTCTTATGAGTATGGTTTACAAGTAGGTAGAGCCATAGAGTCTGAGTGGTTTAGAAACGACAGAGGTTGGTACGATAGATTTAATACGAACTATAATAATTTCCATAGACTAAGACTTTATGCTAGAGGAGAACAATCTATTCAAAAGTATAAAGACGAATTATCTATTAATGGCGACTTATCTTATTTAAACTTAGACTGGAAACCCGTACCAGTTATACCTAAGTTTGTAGATATTGTTGTAAACGGTATGTCTCAAAGATCTTATGATATTAAAGCTGTTGCTCAAGATCCTACCTCTGTAGAAAAAAGAACTAAATATGCTGAAAATATTTTAGTAGATATAAACGCTAAACAGTATTTGGATAAAGTTAAACAAGTTACTGGCATGGACTTGTTTTTTAATAAAGATCAAGAAAATGCTCCTGTAAACGAAGAAGAGTTAGAACTTCATATGCAGATGGACTACAAGCAGTCTATAGAAGTTGCTGAAGAAGAAGTAATTAATAACGTGCTTGCTAAAAACAAATATGATTTAACTAGAAGAAGATTAAATCAAGATTTAACTATATTAGGTATTGCAGCTGTTAAAACGTGTTTTAATAAATCAGAAGGAGTTACAGTTGATTATGTAGATCCAGCAAGTTTAGTTTATTCATATACTGAAGATCCTAACTTTGAAGATTTATATTACGTAGGTGAAGTAAAACCTATTAGTTTAGCAGAACTTAAAAAGCAGTTTCCTAATTTAACACCTAGTGACTTAGAAGAAATACAAAAGTATCCAGGTAATCAAAACTATACTAGAAACTGGAGTGGTCGTTATGATGATGATACAGTGCAAGTATTATATTTTGAATACAAAACTTTTACTAACCAAGTATTTAAAATAAAGCAAACTGCGTCAGGACTTGAAAAAGCATTAGAAAAGCAAGATACGTTTATAGATGCGCCAGATGGTGATAACTTTAAAAAAGCATATAGATCAATTGAAGTATTATATTCAGGAGCTAAAATACTAGGACACGAAAAAATGTTAAGATGGCAAATGGCTGAAAACATGACAAGACCGTTTGCTAACACTGTTAAAGTTAATATGAATTATAACATCGTAGCTCCTAGATTATATAAAGGTCGTATAGAATCAATTGTAAGCAGAATAACTGGTTTTGCTGATATGATACAGCTAACGCATTTAAAACTGCAACAGGTGATGTCTAGGATAGTACCTGATGGCGTTTATATGGATATAGACGGCTTAGCAGAGGTAGATTTAGGCAATGGTACTAATTACAACCCAGCTGAAGCATTAAATATGTATTTCCAGACTGGTAGTATAGTTGGTAGATCGATGACTCAAGATGGTGGTATGAATCCAGGTAAAGTTCCAATACAAGAACTTGCTACATCAAATGGTATGGGTAAAATACAATCATTGATACAAACTTATGAGTATTATCTTAAAATGATTAGAGATGTGACCGGACTTAATGAAGCTAGAGATGGTACATTACCAGATAAGCAATCATTAGTTGGTTTACAAAAGCTAGCTGCTGCTAATTCAAATGTAGCTACAAGACATGTATTGCAAGCTAGTTTATATTTGACTCTTAGAACTTGTGAAAATATATCATTAAGAGTAGCTGATGCTTTAATGTTTCCTATGACAAGGCAATCTTTAGAATCTAGTATATCTAGGTATAACGTAGGAACGTTAGACGAGCTGTCTATTTTAAATATGCATGACTTTGGTATATTCTTGGAACTAGAGCCAGACGAAGAACAAAAGCAAATATTAGAACAAAATATTCAAATAGCTTTAAAATCTGGACAAATAGATCTTGAAGACGCTATAGACATTAGAGAGGTTTCTAATTTAAAGTTAGCTAATCAAATGTTGAAAAAACGTAGAAAAGATAAAGCGGCTAGAGACCAACAAGCTCAACAAGCTAACATGCAAGCTCAAGCACAGTCTAACGCGCAACTAGCAGAGCAAACAGCACTAGCTGAAACACAAAAGCAACAGATTTTAACAGAGCAAAAAGTGCAGTTAGAAAACGCTAAGTCTCAGTTAGAAATTAAAAAAATGGAGATGGAAGCTCAAATAAAGCAACAATTAATGCAACAAGAGTTTCAATATAACATGCAATTAGCTCAAGCTCAAGGACAAAGCAAAAGAAATCAAGAAGAATTTAAAGAAGATCGTAAAGACGAACGAACTAAAATACAAGCAACGCAACAATCTGAGTTGATAGATCAAAGAAAAAATGATTTATTACCGAAGAACTTTGAATCCGCTGGTAATGACACTATGGGTGGATTTGGCTTAGAGCAGTTTAGCCCTAAGTAATTTTTTATTAACTATTATATTATATTATGTCAGAAGAAGTAAAACAAGAGGGTAACTTTAAAATTAAAAAGAAACCAGGTAGACCTAAAAAACTTACCAACAAAAATGAAACAGTAAAAGTAGATTTGTCTAAAAAAGAAGAAGAAAATGCTAAAGAAGAAGAACCAATCAAAGTTGTTATCAATGAGGACGCCAAAGGGGATGCTGAACCAGAAGGGATTATTGAAAATGCCGAAGATAAACAAGTTGAAGAAAAGCAAGAAGAAGACAATTTAATACCTATACAGGAGATTACTGAAGAGCCTAAGGTAGAAGAAACAAAAGAGCCAGTTATGGAAACTGCTCCAGAGCCAGCTAAGCCAGAAATTAACTTACCTGAAAATGTAGAAAAGTTAGTTAAGTTTATGGAAGAAACAGGTGGTACAGTTGAAGACTACGTTAGATTAAATGCTGATTACAGCAACGTAGATGACAATACTTTAATTAGAGAATACTATAAACAGACTAAACCACACTTAGATATGGAAGAGGTTAACTTCTTGTTAGAAGATAACTTTTCATTTGACGAAGATGTGGATGAGGAGCGAGATATAAAGAAAAAGAAACTTGCCTTCAAAGAAGAAATTGCTAAAGCCCGTAAATTTTTAGAGGACACTAAGAGTAAATATTACGACGAAATCAAGTTGAGACCCGGCGTAACTCAAGACCAACAAAAGGCTATGGACTTTTTCAATAGATACAACGAAGAACAGAAAATGGTTCAAAATCAACACAAGAGGTTCCAAAGTAACACTAAAAACTTCTTTAACCAAGAATTCAAAGGTTTTGACTTCAATATTGGTGAAAAGAAATTTAGATATGGACTTTCGGATACTGATGGTGTTGCTAACACCCAATCTGATCTAACTAATTTTGTTGGGAAGTTCCTAAATGAAAAAGGTGAAGTAAAAGATTATGCTGGTTACCACAAAGCCATTTATGCTGCTGAAAACGCTGATACAATAGCTAATCATTTCTATGAGCAAGGCAAAGCCGATGCTGTAAAAGATATGATGGCTAAATCCAAAAATGTAAATAATGAACCTAGAATAACATCTACTGGTGATGTATTTGTCAATGGAATGAAAGTAAAAGCAATTAGTGGTGTAGATAGTTCTAAGTTAAAATTAAGAATAAACAAAAATAAATAATTAAAATTTAGAAAATGGGATTAACAGGAGGAATAACCTCAAACCTAGAACCTGCTCAAAAGCAAATGACTTTAGCGAGTAACTATCTTTCTTTTACAGATGGTACTAATGATTTTGCACAGCAGTATTTACCTGAGCTTTACGAAGCTGAGGTTGAAAGATACGGAAACCGAACTATTGGTGGTTTCTTGAGAATGGTAGGAGCTGAAATGCCTATGAGTTCTGATCAAGTAATTTGGTCTGAGCAAAATAGACTTCACGTTTCTTACAAAACGGCTGTTGTAGATGCTGCTCCGGCAACAAGTATAACTATAACAATTGATCCTGATGTAACTGCCGCTGGCGGCGCCGTAGGTAACAAAGATTTAGCTATTAAAGTTGGACAAACAGTTGTTATTAGTAAAGCTGGTACAGGATCTATGAAATGTAGAGTTGTGTCATTAGGTGCTACTGCTGGTGGTGGAGCTGGTGTTGCAAGAACTCAAGTTCTTAATGTACTACCTTATACTAATGCTGATTTAACTACCGGTGCTTTAGGTATATTTGGAGCTGCTGATGCTGTAACTGTATTTGTTTACGGTTCTGAATTCGCTAAAGGAAGTGATGACAATAGCTTATCAAGTATAGAGCCTGAGTTTACTCAGTTTAATAACAAGCCTATTATACTAAGAGATAAGTATGTTATTAACGGTTCTGACGCTGCACAAATCGGCTGGGTTGAAGTTGCTACTGAAGATGGTGCTTCTGGATACTTATGGTATTTAAAAGCTGAGTCTGAAACTAGATTAAGATTTGAAGATTATCTAGAAATGGCAATGGTAGAAGCTGAAAAGAAAGCTGGTACGTCCACTGTGCCTGTAGATGGTTCTGAAGGTTTATTTTCCGCTATAAACTCTAGAGGTCATGTAATGGACGGGTTTGCTGGAGCTGCTGGTGGAATTGGAGCATTAGGTGATTTTGACGAAATACTAAAACAATTAGACAAAGAAGGTGCTATTGAAGAAAACATGCTTTTTGCAAATAGAAAACTAAACCTTAACTTTGATGATATGTTAGGTCAAGTAAACGGAGCTACTCAAGGTGCGGCTGGAATAGGAGCTTCTTTTGGTTTATTTAATAATGAATCAGAAATGGCACTTAATTTAGGATTTTCAGGATTTAGAAGAGGTTCTTATGACTTTTATAAAACTGACTGGAAATATCTAAATGATGCATCTACTAGAGGTTTAACTGATGACGTAGAGGGTATTTTAGTTCCTGCTGGAACATCTACTGTTTACGACCAAATGTTAGGTCAAAATATCAGACGTCCTTTCTTACATGTAAGATATAGAGCTTCTGAAGCTGATGATAGAAGAATGAAGTCTTGGGTTACTGGTTCAGTAGGCGGAGCTTATACATCTTCTTTAGATGCTATGGAAGTACATTTCTTATCTGAGAGATGTCTTTGTGTACAAGGTGCTAACAATTTCGTATTGTTCACTAAGTAAATAAAACAACTATAAGGTGGTCGAAAGGCCACCTTTATTTTAATTATTATATTATATTATATTATGTCAGAAAATAAAAAACAAAAGTGGGAAGTAAAAGACAGACAATACTTCTTAAAAAATGGTTTTTCACCTTTAACTTATAGATTAAACACTAAACATACTCCACAAAATTCATTGTTGTGGTATGACGAAGAAAAAGGATACCAAAGAGAACTTAGATATGCTACTAATCAAAAATCACCATTTGTAGATGAACAAAAAGGAACATCAACTCTTGGTCATGTAGTTTTTGAAAATGGTGTATTGTTTGTTCCTAAAGAAAAACAAAACTTACAAAAATTATTATCTTTATATCATCCTAAGCTTAATAATAAATATCAAGAAAAAGATGAGGTTTTAGAAGCTGAAGATGAGTTAGATTATTTAGAAGTAGAAATAGAAGCTTTAAACGCTGCTTCTAATATGGATATTGATCAAGCTGAAGCAATATTGAGAGTAGAACAAGGTTCTAGCGTTTCTAAATTAAGTTCTAAAGAGCTTAAAAGAGATTTAATGCTATTTGCTAAAAATGATCCTGTATTATTTATAGAATTAGCAAGCGACGAAAACGTTACTCTTAGAAATTTTGGTATTAGAGCTACTGAAGCTAAAATATTAAATTTATCTCAAGATCAAAGAACATTTACTTGGGCTAGTAATGGTAGAAAACTTATGAACGTTCCTTTTGATGAAAACCCATATTCAGCTTTAGCTGCTTGGTTTAAAACTGATGAAGGTGTAGAGGTTTATAAATCTATCCAGAAAAAGTTAAAATAACAAGTGATTATAATTACAAGGGGCTACTAATGTAGCCTCTTTTTTAAAAATATTAAAATGGCAATAAACGTAGATACGGTATACAAAACGGTATTACTTATATTAAACAGTGAACAGCGTGGATATATGACGCCAGATGAGTTTAATAGAATAGGTAGCCAGGTTCAAAGGCAAATATTTGAAGCTTATTTTGAAGACTTAAACCAACAACTACGTATACCACAATCTGATGTAGAATATTCAGATAGAGTTGCTATTACAGATGAAAAAATTGCAGAATTTAAAACTGAAAACGACCAAACAATAGCTGAAAAAACTATTGGTGGTACAAATCCTTTTACGACTCCCTCTGAGTTGTATAGACTAGGTTCAATTACTTATGAACCAAACGCTAGCACGTATAAAGAAATACAAAGAGTAGGTAGAGCTGAAATATACAATATTAGAAAAGCTCCTTTAACTGCACCTACAACTAGCTATCCAATATATTTATACGAAGACAATAAAGCTTTAGTTTATCCTCAAACAATAGTTGATCCAGCTCATGTTAAAATGCAGTATGTTAAAAAACCAACTGACGTTAGGTGGGGTTACAATATAGGTGCGCTAGGTCAATATGTATTTACTAATTATCCTTATGTAGCTACATCTATAAATATAGGTGATATATCTAGTTCAATATCTTCTAATACGGCATCCTCTGCTACTGATGGTACATACACTAGCGCTGCTTACACTGGTGGATCAGGAGCTGGAGCTGCTTTTGATGTTGTTGTATCCGGAAATACGGTTACTTCAATTACAGTTACTTCACAAGGTTCTGGGTATGTTGTTGGTGATCAAATAACGTTTCAAGGAACTGATTTTGGTGGTGCGGGAACCACTATCTTAACATTAACTTCTGCTAATTTATTTTCAGGTTCTACTCAAGGATTTACTAATTTTGAATTACATAACTCTGAAAGAACTGAAGTTATATTAAAAATATTACTTTACGCCGGTGTAGTAATAAGAGATCCTCAAATAATACAAGTAGCGGCACAAAAAGTACAACAAGAAGAAGTAAACGAAAAATCATAATAAATGGGACTTATAACAGAAACTAATGCTGAATATTACACTGGAAATAATTACGGTAGCTACATATATATAAGTCTAGATGATATTATAAATAACTTTATAGTAGCATATATTGGAGCTGGTAAACTAATCCCGTCAGCTAAAAGAACTGATATAATGTTTCATGCTAAAAGAGGCTTACAAGAGTTTAGCTATGATACTTTAAAAGTTATTAAATCTCAAGAACTAACTATACCACCTAGCTTGTCTATAATAATACCACAAGATTATGTAAACTATGTTAAATGCTCTTGGGTAGACGATGCTGGAGCTAAGCATATTATATACCCAACTAGAGTTACTTCTAATCCAACTGAACTTCCAATACAAGATAAAACTGGTGAACCTACTCAAGATCAGGCAGGTGCTAATTTACTTTCACAGCAATCATTAACTGAAGAGGCTTGGAAAAACAGGTCTTTAACAACTGACTTTCAACCAGATGATTATAGACACCCTTTTAACGAAGGTTTAATTGGTCAAAGATATGGATTACAGCCTGAAGAAGCTCAAGTAAATGGTATGTTTACTATAAATGAAAGAACAGGTACATTTTCTTTTTCAAGCGATTTAGCAGGTAAATTAATAATATTAGAATATATATCTGACGGTTTAGCCGTTGACTTAGACATGAAACTACCTAAAATGGCAGAGCAAGCAATGTACATGCATATAGCTTATTCTATATTATCAGGTAGAGCAGGTGTTCCAGAATATGTAGTAAATAGATTCAAAAGAGATCGTTCTAGCGCTCTTAGAAACGCTAAGATACGTTTAAGCAATATAAAGATAGAAGAGATAGCTCAAGTGTTTAGAAACAAATCTAAATGGATTAAACATTAAGTATGCCAGAAATTAAAAATACTTTTTTAAAGTCTAAGATGAATAAAGACTTAGACGCTAGAATAATACCAAATGGAGAATATAGAGATGGTCAAAACATAAGTATAAGCTCATCTGAGGGCGCTAGCGTAGGCGCTTTAGAAAACATAAGAGGAAACAAGCTTTTAACAAACTTTGGTTTAACAGATTACAACTTAGAAGTTATAGGTAATTATGTAGATACTGCCAATAATAGAATATTCTTTTTTATAACAAACTTTTCAGACTCTTCCACAAATAGTTTAAGAAATTTATCTAGGCAAAGCGCTAATGCTGGTGGATCTGGGGATTATACTAATTTTGTTAGATTTGGAGCTAATAATTATATAGCTTACTGCGAGTTTCCACCTGAAAGCAATGAAAATATAAATAGTTCTAATATAAAATTTAAAGTAATAGTTTCTGGAACTTTTCTTAACTTTTCAAAAACTCATCCTATATTAGGTGTTAACTTAATTGAAAATTTACTTTTTTGGACTGATAATAGAAATCAACCTAGAAAAATTAATGTAGAAACAGCTATAGCAAATCCACTTACATATTATACTCATGAAGATCATATTTCTGTAGCTAAGTATGCGCCGTATAATTCTATATCTTTTTTAGATAACGTAAATGGAGCAATTAAATCTACTTTAAAAAATGAAGTAGACGAATGGCTTCCGCCTTTTTTTGGAGCTCCAGGTCAAGTTTTAAATCAAGCTCATGATGTTTTAGTATTTAACTCTAGTTCTTCTTATACCGATATAGCTGCTCACTTAGGATCAGGAGTTCCATCTGTAGACATCAGAGTAAGAAACATGAATGACGAAGAAAATGTTTACGCTTTAGTTCAAAACATAGACACGTCTCCAACTCCTGATAAAGTTTTTTTGAAAACAGTAGACGGCGTTACAGTTACTGACATACCAACTCAATTAGGCTGGGGTGATAGCGGAGTATATATGTTTCAAATAAAAAATCCAGACTATAGGTCAAGTTTTAATGGAGATAAAGACTTACTAAAAGAAAAGTTTGTAAGATTTAGTTATAGATTTAAATACGACGACGACGAATACTCTTTAACAGCTCCATTTACACAACACGCTTTTGTCCCTGAACAATATGGGTACTTTACCCAGTTAGATGACGAAAAAACTAAAGAATCAAGTATAGTTGATTTTATGGAAAATCAAATTACTACAGCTGGCTTAGTTATTGATTTACCATATTCTGTTACTGAAATAGAAGATAAATTAAAACTAAAAGAAATACAATTACTTTACAAAACATCTGACGAAGAAAATTTAAAAGTCATAGCTGATGTAAGTGTTAAAAACTTAAAATCTACTGTAGCTACTGTTAGTATTAAGCAAGCTGGCAGTAATTATACTGCTGGAACGTATAATAACGTTGTTCTAGATTCAAATGGAGCAGTTAAGGGAACTATAACTGTTAACGGCGCAGGTAGAGTTACTAGCGCTGTAATAACGTCTTCTAATAGCGATTACTCTATTGGTCAAGAATTTAATGTTCCAGCATTAGGAGGACCACCTACTGGCTCAGGCGCAATATTAACAGTCACAAGCTTGGGTTCTAAATATGTATATAATTATACATCTCAAAAGCCTACAAAAGTATTACCAGAAAAAGAAATAGTAAGAGTAAGCGATATAGTACCTATGAGAGCAGCTAGTCAAGAAGCAGTAGGAAATAGAATAATATACGGCAACTTTTTACAAAATAATAAAAGTTTAGAAAAATTAGATTATTCACTAGCGAAAGTAAACAAAGGAGATTCAACGTCTAATATTAATAAAGAATTTTTAAACCATACTTTAAAGCAGGGAAGATCTTATCAAGTAGGTGTTGTATTACAAGATAGATATGGAAGATCTTCAAATGTAATTATAAACGACGCTAGTAATTCTTCTACTAATTTAACATCGACAATATTTAGCAGCTACACTAATGGAGGCACAAACCCTTTAACTTGGCCAGGCAATTCGCTTCAGGTATCTTTTAATGAGCCTATACCTACTGAAAAGAAAGATGATTATAATGGTACTTGGATAGAAAATGAAAACCCTTTAGGCTGGTATACTTATAAAGTAGTTGTACAACAAAAAGAGCAAGATTATTACAATGTTTATACTCCAGGAGCTTTAACTGGCAATGTTATATATACAGGAGCTTATGACGAAGCAACTTCAACAGCAACTCCATTGACATATTCTGAAGATTCAAGCGTATCTCATATAGCTTTATTTAATGATAATATAAACAAAATACCAAGAGAACTTAAAGAAGTAGGACCTTCTGATGATATATATTCTTCTAGTACTGTACTATTTAATAGAGTTAAACAATTAAACTATTCAACAACTTCAGGATTTGCATTTGTTAATCAACAAAATTCTTCTCCTAAAAAAATAGAAGTAACCAATATAAAGCCGTTTATAGAAATGGGTGATTGGACAACTAAGAAAAATTTAAATTTACATTATTTAAATGCTACTTCTAACAATCATTCTCAGTATCCAGATCCTACTTATATATATCCAGGCCCTGAAGGAAATGTAGACCCATTATATTTAAATAATAATAAAAATCCTTTAGTAGCGACATTAAAAACTAAAAACAGATTAGGATTTAAAGGAGTTGACCAAGGTAGCGCAACTTTTAAATTTGCTAAAAATTTAATGGTTTTTGAAACTAAACCTTTTAAATCAGCTTTAGATATATATTATGAAACTTCTACATCTGGAAAAATACAAGAGTTAAATGAATCTATAGCTAACTCTATAACAGACTTTGACTCAAAAGCACCTAATGACACATCTGGTTTGATAACAGACGGGTTTTTAGAAACAGCTAATGTAGGAAGCACTGTTACTAACGTGTTTCAAATAATAAACTCTAATTCAACACCTGTTCAAGATATATCTGCTAATATAACTATAGAAGAAGTTAAAAATGGCAATGGTACTGTCGTGACTTCTCCTTTTAATATATCGCAAGTTTCAGCACCTTCAGCTCCTAGCACTCCAGCTACTTTTAAGCTTGTTGCTGCTACTAGAATTGTTTTTGACGCGGATTCTGATGTTGAAAATAGCTACACAATTAAATTTAGATTACATGTTGATGGTTTTCCAGATGTTTTAGTTGATAAAGTTGTTAAATTAACAAATATTCAGCCTAAAATATATAGGATTTCAAAAACAGTGTCTCAACAGACTTACCCTGGCATATATGGATCTTTAATAGAAAACACAGGCATACAACCATTTTTAAATACTAATGGTGTTCCAGCAAATTATTTAACTGATTTAGATGCTAATAATCCTCAACCTTTCAACCCTTCCGTGTCTTGGAGTGGTGAATATGCTATAAGTGTAGTAACAAGAAGCGGCGTGAATCTAAGCACTGACAGTGGTAATTTTAAGTTTCCTGTCGCCGATATAAGCCACACTAGCAACGGATATGATCCATTATCTCTTCCGTATAATGAAAATAATTTTAATAGATTTCCAGTTTCTTCAACGCCTAGACTTCAAGGTCTTACATATAGAATTAAATCAGCTATAAGATATGATGCTTATGCTTATTCATTTAACATTACATCAATTGGCGCTGCAATAACGCGTTATTTTTCAGTGGTTGATGCTCAAGATACAGCTGTTAATAAAGTTTCTAATTTTATTATAGATACAAATAGCAACACGGGTCAAGCTACTCTTTCTTTTACAATACCAGGAGGAGGCAAAATATCTAAAAGTGAGTTGCCAGACAATTACCCAGGTCAAAATCAATACAAAGGATCTTGGTTGTATGACGTTATTATAGACGTGTCAGACGCTTCTGGATCTACAGGCTTTTTAAGATCAAATGAGTACCATGTTCAATTTTTAATACAAAAATAATGGGTTTTAATTTAGAAGTAAAATACTATAATTCGTTTTGGTTAAAACAGGTTACTACTCCGCTAATATCTAACAATAGTAGTCTTATGCCTAGATACGTTAAGCTATTTCCTGGCATACCTTTTTTAGACAATACTAACGATAATTATCCTAACTTCCCTACAACATCTAGTAACACAGCACCTTACTCAAATGTTTATCCTCAAGCAAACGCTGAGTATAGTTTTTTAAACGGCTCTAATTGGATAATAGAAGAATCTAGAATAAGAGGTGGTTACAACAATACCCAAGTTGATTTAGGAGTTAGAGCTTATTTAAAAGAAGACTCAAACGATGTTAGACATAGAAATAACGCTTTGATATATTCAGGTGTTTTTAACTCAAGAACAAATATAAACAACACTAACATTTTTTCAGTAGCTGAAGATATAACAAAAGCAGTGGATCCTCACAATGGTTCTATACAATTGCTGTATGCTATGGATAATAATTTAACTATATTTCAAGAAAACAAAGTAAGCAATGCTTTAATAGATAAAGATGCTATTTACTCTGCTGAAGGGACAGGATCTGTAACATCGACTAATTTAGTTATAGGCCAAATAACTCCTTACGTTGGTGAGTATGGTATAAGTACAAACCCTGAAAGCTTTGCCAACTTTGGATATAGAAGATATTTTGCTGATAAGTATAGAAACTCTATAATGAGATTATCAAGAGATGGTTTAACTGAAATATCTGGATATGGAATGGCAGATCACTTTAGAGATGAATTGTCTAAGCTTTCAGATAGAAAAGTAATAACTACTACTTCTTTTCAATTACAATATGATCAAACAACAGGTGTGATAGTTCAAGGTCCACAAGACTCTAGATACCAAGCGTCTCCACCAGTTGCAATACCTACGCCTTTAGGCCCTTGGATTAGAGTAGTGCCAAAGGGATTAAACGATCTACAAGAACTAATAGTTGGTTCTCAAGTTCAATTAAATGACAATGTTAGCGGTGGTGGAGTATGGCAATCTGTCAATTCTTTTGTAACAGGTACTGGAACTATTGATATTAATGGAGTTTCTGTTAATGTTGTTTTTCTAGATAATGGACCTTTG